GAAGGTCTTGATTGCACTCCATATTGTACTCATAGGAGCAGACCACATTATTTGAACCGGGAGCGGCGTTCCAAGTAAGTGTGAGTTCGCCTGTGGTGGTATTGAGGCTACCAGCAGTACACTTAGGCGAAGGAGAGCCGATATCGCTGAATGCGAAAACGCCAGCAGCGGAAACTGTGAAGGTCTGGATAGCTGTTCCACCATCATAGATGGTTCCTGTCATTGTTCCTGCGAGAACAGGAGTGTGTTCAAGAGGAGAGAAGACAGATGTGAGGCCAGCGCCAGCGTCTGTGCTAGAAGTTTCGTTCTGCACGAACTGGCTGGTGTAGAAGATGTCGAGGTTGGCAGTACCATCGGCTTTCTGCATGAGTGAGTTGGCATCATCACCGGGGAATCCACCATTGTTGTCAGCGCCACGGATAGCACCCTTGTTGGATGAGTATCGGAAGCGGAGATAGTAGACCAAGCCTGTTGGGCCGAGAAGTGGCTGAACAGACACGATCTTGTTGGCGATAAGCTGGGGATAGATACGACGAACAAGGGGAATTGAAATCCTCTTGAACTGAGCGACATCGCCAGTATCGGTTGAGACTTCATTCATAAGTCTCTGGTTTTCGAGCAGAACTGCGGTAGCGGAGCGGACATAGCGATCTTGAATGCCTTCAAGGAGTCCGGTCTGCTTCCAACGAGTTTCTAGCTCCCTAGCCTCGTTCAAAAATCTAGAATTAGCGTTCATATGTTTTCCTATTCTTTAAGCTAAAAGGAGTTACTTGGTTTGTTTCAGACCCGACAGGATCAACAATTGATCCATGTCAGAATTTCCTGCGGTTGCATTGTTATGTTCCGAAATAACAACATTATCGCTGGACAAATTACCTCTCCCCGATACATTCTTCGCTTTCTGCGCTCTTTCATTCTGTTCTGTAAGGACATTTGCCTTTCTTTCTTTTGATACAACTCTACGGCTTTCTGTGATAAGGTCTTGTGCTTGGCGAACAGCCTCATTCAGCTTTGTGTTTTCGGTGCTGATTCGGATGTTCCTAGCTTCAAGGATTCTCATCTGGCCCTTGATTGCTTCAAGTTCACGGGTGGTTTCTTCAAGTCTTTCATTGTTAACGCCACCGAAGTCATCGTCTGACATATAGCCTGAAGCGATGTTGACGATCTTGTCGAGTGCCACCTTGTGTTCTGCAAGTCTTGGGTCTGAGAGAACATCACGACGAGCTTGCTCGTAGATTTCGTGTCCCTTGAGTTGGAGGAATTGATCGACTTTGTCAACGATGTATTCCTTCATCTCAGCGAGTTTCTGGTCGTATTCTTCGTACATTTCAACTTCGATATTTTCATTCTTGGCTCTTTCGGCCTTGAGCATCTGGTATGCTTCTTCGTAACCTTCTTCAAGAGCGTCCTTGTATTCTTGGCCTTGTATTTCAAGGCGATTGCGAAGGTCACCGATGATTGCATAGGCTTCTTCGTAGCCTTGTTCTGCAATCTTTTCGGCTTCAGCCAATTCGCCTGTTAGTTCGGCGTAGGCTTCTTCTAGTTTTTGGTTGTATTCTGATTCAAGCCTATCTTTGGCTTGTTCAAGAATTTCGCCAACGGCGTTAGCGACTTCATTAACTTCATTCTCCGGTAGGAGATTCTTCAATGCTTCAACAATCTTATCCATTAGCCTAACCTCGCTGTAATGTTTCTTGTTTTCTGATCGATGATGCCGCCTAAGCAAGCCAATAATGCATCTTTTCTGACTTTATGTATGCTCCTGCTTTCATTTTTAGGAGTATTTTTAGAAATTTCTGCATTGTTGGCAGTTGGCAAATAACTTTCTTTCTTTCCACTCGACACTTTCTCCTGAAATGCAGAGTGTGTGCTTGGGTCAGCAACAGCATCAAAGGTGATGAGTTTGTAGCTTTCGCCAATCACAAGGATTCCATTCTCGTCGCTTCTTCCGTTTCCTACTCCACGGCTAGAGATGCCCACACGGACACCATCATTAATTAGTGCTTTGAGAATTTTTCCATGAGGTGTGTTGAGTATTTCACCTTCTCCCATGAGGTTGTTGCCTTCCCACCATAGTTTTGTCACTATGTGCGAGCATTTCTCAAAGTGGATGATTGAGTCTGTGGGGTGGTCAAGTTCACCGATCAGACCACGATTTTGGATAATAGGCATTAGTTTCTTGACATTTTCATCAAGAACAGAATGAGGATAAATTCTTTTGTTTTTATTGACTGCTTCTGCTTCTTGGAATTTGCCTCTGAACTTGGTCAGTCCCCTGTCGGAGACTGACTCATTGAGGTTCATAGCAAATCCTCCATTGTTGCAGCAATCAACTAAGAGGAACTGGTTTTCCATTTATACTCCTTTATTACTTAACTGGTTTTGGCAAAATGGGTTTTGGTGCCATTGGGTTGCTAAGATTTGGCCAAGTGTCCTTTTGCAAAGTTGCGAGTCCGTCTTCGTCAACAACAGACTTTTCCTTCATCTTGGGGAATATTGACTTGGGATGAATTGGGTTGTTGATATTTGGCCAAGTGTTTTTGCCGTGATTTGCGAGTGCATTGTGTCCCATTTCATCGGAGTGTCCGTGATATGACTTGCCATCGCTAACTGGTGCTGCGTCCTTCCATCCTCCGAGGTTGTTGGAGGGAATGCCTGATTGTTTTGCATTCCACTTGGTCATTGGGTGGTCACCGAGTTCGTCAACTTCCACTCCATGATCCCATCCCTTGTCAGAGTGTTCTGAATCATCTGATTCAAGAAGGTCTGAGAGATAATTGGCTATTGATTCTGCAAGTTCCATATCTGGTAGTCTTGCTGAGTTGATGATTGCGTAGCATTCACGCATCATGTCTGCAACTTCGATCCTAGTTCCTTCATCTCCTGTGTGTTCAGCAATCTTGTAAACGCTGTGAAGGGCGTTGTATAGGTCACCGAATATGCGGACTTCAAGTTCATTGTTTTCATCTAGCTTGTTGAAAAGGTCTGCTGAAACAACTGAAAACTCACGATATGCGTCTTCGCAATCAGAAGATTCTGCTGTTACATCAGAAGTTGCTCCAGCGAGGCTTGCAATTTTGCGAACCTTGTCTGTGTACGCATTGTGGGCTGTTCTGAGAATTGCTTCTGCCATGAATGTGCAAGTGTCATTGTCATAGTTGCCGACATTTGCTGTGGACAATGCAATGTTGATTTGCTGTGCCAGTTCTTCTTCTGTTACGAATAGAATGTCTGGCCAGTATGAAACGATTGCCTCTAGTGATTCTTCAAGAGAAGAGTTGTCGCTGACATTGTTATATCTCTTGAGATCGGCCATAGCCTTGATGAATGTTTGATCTTCGCTTACATTCTTCATGTTTCCACGAATGACCTTTAGTTCTGTATCCATGGTCTTGAATCCCATGGTAAGAACTTTTCCTTGTTTCTTTGCCTTGCTTGTTGGCATTGCAACTGCTGAAACATCGCCATGATCGTCTGTTTTTACTGCTGTTTCATTGATAACAGAGCCATTATTGAGGAAATTAGCGTATCCAAGAACATTTTCGCATACCTGTGACCATTCTTTCATGGCCTTTGGCATCATCTTAGACTGGTAGAACTTTGCCTTGTTCTTGTTTTTCTTGCGTCCGAGTTTTTTTCTGTCTGTTGGTGTCATCTTGGAAATGGCAAGGTCTCTAGCACGGGTTCTCTTTGCAATTGCTGCTGGGCTTTGTTTGCGACCCTTGAGAGGAGACTTTTTCTTTGATCCATGATCAGTTGCTTCATTGAAACTGATTCCACGCCTAACAGAAGGAAGGCTCATGTAGGACTCGAAAAGTTCTTCTGCTGATGAATTGTCATTTTCAAGAAGGCTGTCGATCATGTTGCTGATTTTTTCTCTTGCAGACAGCTTTTCGCTGTCTTCATCAACGATAAGTTCTTGTATGTCTTCAAGAATGACTTGGTTGTCTGTTACTGTGTATGTTGCGTGAATGAAGTTATCATCTGGTGTTTTGTATGTAACATCAGATTCACTAAAAGTAAAAAGTTCCAAGCCATCAACATCGAGGGCTGCTGCAAGCACATCTTCCGCTTCAATTAGTTCTTGCTCAACTGTAGAAAGCGATCTTTCCTGAAGCGTGTTGAAAAGATCATAAGAAATAAGTTTTCTCTTCATAATCAAGTGACTCCCTCTGTTATAAGGTTCTAACATTTCATGCGGTTCTGTGCTTGCTAATGACAGTATTTATACTTCAAGCCAATATTTCACGCCGCACAATTGTTTTTTATTTACGCTCAATATATAAGTATGCAACAAATTGTAAAAATGGAAATATAAATGAAAACATTTCACCAATATTTAAATTTGAAGGAATTGGCATCATATGATCATGAACCAATTCATAACAAAAAAGATGATATGGATTCAAAGTCTGCTAGTGCAATTGAGGTTGTGAAAAAAGCAATCAGGAAGATGATAGAGGTAAAGCCACAAGAGGTTGTTGCTTTTTTGAATCAGCATAGAACAGAGCCTGAAATAAAGGAAATTTTGAATGATTATAAGTTGGACTCATTTCAAAATATAGGTAGAAAGCATCATGGTGGAATGAATGATGACGAGGGATTGGGAGGTCTTGATGGAAGAAAGCCTATTGATGACGAAGAGTTATATCCTAATTCTGCTGATGGTTACACATCAAATTAAGGATTCAAATGATAAAGTTAGGACCATTATATGAAAAAAGAAAAGAAATAGTAAGTGTATTGAAGTCTCTTCCTGTTAAAACAGGAGACATTGTTTATAATTCAGCAGATGTTCCCGGCCCTTTTGGCATACCATTTTCAAAGTTGATTCAATACTTCACAAATTCTCCATATTCACATGGAACTTGTTTGTTGGTAGAGGATGAAGATATTTACGCAATAGATGTTTCTGATTGGGGAACAAGGAAGTTGCGTTTGATAGATTGGTTTGATGATTGGAAAATGACAGAATTTTGTGTTTATCGTTTGAAAAACAGAACAGAAAAAGATGATTGTTGTTTTAAGAAAAGCATATATGAATTTTTGGATTCTGATCCAAGTTATGACTTTAATTTCAATGATTCATCAAAATTTTATTGTACTGAATCTGTAAAGTGGATATATGGAAAATGTGGATATGATCTTGGTGGTTCATATTTGTTGAAAGATATTGTTCCAACTTGGTTTTATTATATGATTTTGGGTGGAAACTTTTTCACAAAGATGTTTTCAGGAGCTTCATTGCCAACAGATGTTCCTATTTCGATTGTGGGCAATGAGTCAAAGGGCATGAGGTCAAGTGTTTTGACTGAAACTATTTTGAAATATCCTGTTATTTAGTTTATTTCTTTTTGAACCAATAGTTGTGGGCAGATTCAAGAGACTTTTCATTGAGTTCGTAGCCTGACTTATCGGCTATAATGGCATCAACATGGCAATAAGGGCATATGCAGGTTTTTTGGTTATCTGTGTATTCAACTATTTCTTTTGACTCATAAATTTTGCCACAATACATACATCCAACTTTAAGTGAACTTTGCACTAGTTCACGATTTCTCATTGCAATATTAGCAAGTTGTGATATTGCTACTTTCATTTATCACCAACGCTATAATCTATGTCTTCAATATCAGATTCATAGTCATAATTTTGTAGTTCTAGGTCATACTTCTTTATTTCATCTTCAGTTGGATCGGGAATGTTGGCAGGTTGTTCTCCCTCTGTTTTTGCTGCTGCTCCTCCTGTTGGCATTGGCATTTCGGGGCTTGGGCCAGAAGGTGGTTGTCCACCCGGTTCTGGCATAGCACTTGGGCCTCCTGCTGTCGCTCCTAGTTCCTGACCTTCCTGACCTTCTTCTTGTCCCGGTATTCCAACTCCAAGAAGTTGTGGGTTTTGTGCGAGAACTTGTAGCTTTAGGTCTTCAAGCTTTTGAATCTTGAGCCTTGCAAGCATTTCCTCTGCCTCGTCCTCATGATACTTGAGAATTTTCGTGTAAATGTCATAATCTGACATAAGTTGTCCAGACTTGAGAGTTCCTGCATTTCCGTATCTAGCGTTCACAACTTCTGCACGGGAAAGTTCTCTCCAATCGCTTGGCGGTGTCATCTTGATTCTTAGATCACGATAATGTTCTTGAGGATACCCTCTCAGGGCAAGATGTCTTTCTGCTAATTCAAGAAGTCCGTCCTCAAAGTTGCTTTGCAGTCTTTCAATCATTCTTGCAAATTTTACATCTTGTGAAGACAATGTAATTCTTGTTGCGTTTGCATCTTCATTATTGAAATAATTCTTGGGGAAATTGAGTGCTGTAAGAAGTTTGTTTCTGAAGTAGACTGCATCATCAATTTCGCCAAGATTTTCAGCGCCGGGAAGTGTGTCTATTCTTGTTCCGCTATTGGGCCTGATTGGCAACCAATAGTCTTCGTCTTGCGCTGGTGGCATCCATCTTTCATCAACTTGGTTTGCTCCTGTGCTTCCGCTATTGTTTGCTATCTTTCTTTTCCTGAATTGATCCTTCAAACGATCCATGAATGCTTCAGCCTTAAAAGGAGGTAATTGCCCTACATCTATATAAAATACCCGCCTCTCAGGCGCTCTCGTGTTATGCGAGCAGGTGCCATTTACCACAAAATTATGGGGTTTTCCGTCAGCTACTGTGATGTCATAAACCCTTTCAACACCATCTGGTTTTACTGACCAAATATTTTCATATTGTGGTAATTCACGATGACTTATTGTAACATTCCAACTTTCTGTTGGTTTCATTTTTCTTGTTGGTGTTATGTTGTGTCCACCTTTTCTTTTTCTGTTTCCGATCTTTCCGCTACAAAGTCCAATGCTGTGCCATATTTCTTTTATGTCTTCTACAAGATTTTTGTTGCAAAGTTCGATTGTTGAGAACCACAGTCCAGACTTAGTGTGTCTTTCGCATCCATCAGCGTCTGAAATACCTTCTACTAGTGCTTTTCTGATTGATTTATCAGCATTGAAAGCCCAACTTGGTATTCTCTTCTTATACTTGTTTGGAATATAACCAAGAGCTAAAAATACTTGACAAGCGATTTTGGATGAAACCATCCATTTTCCAACTACTGGATTTTGGTTTCTTTTGTCTTTATGGAATGATACTTTTCCGAAGTATTTTTTAAGTAGATTTTTATAATATAGATTAAGCTGTTCATCGGTAGATGATGCAAACCCTATTTGATTTCCGTGAACGAGCAATCCATCTCCAAGAAGGAATCCAAACAATCTTGCAAAGTCCTCATCGACTATTGATGGAAGGTTGATTCTTTCTGGATTAATTTCGCATTTATTGCAAATAATTATATCTTCATCAGAAAGATTGTAATTATTTTTGAATATATGGATGTCATTTTCAGAAATGGTTTTCCCAAGTTGTTTTTCATTTTTGTTGATTTTTTCTTTTCCAGATTCTGTTAGTGTGTAGCGTATTTCGCCAAAAATTCTTGGAATTTCTACTGGTACTGATTGATTATTGATTACATTGACAAATTGGTCGCCATTTTTGATATCTTGGAGGTCAACATATTGAACTATGCCTTTTCTGTTAATGAGCATTGGGTGTGTTTTTGTGCCACGAATTTCAATATGTTGTGATTGTGCTTTGAGGATTTCCTGTTCTCCGTTATCAATCCAATCTGTAACAGAAGTTTCGCTTTGTTGTCCACCGGGAAGAACGCAGTAAACATTATCATTTACCTTGATGTCCTTGATATATTTGTAACCTTCTGTCGTTCTTACTCTGCTTTCTCCTGTTAAGCAAAGACGATAAACAACCATAGCATCTTCTAGCAATCTAAGGCTATGTGCTGGGCCACGGGCTGGTTCTACTAGGCTTTGGCCGTATGGGTAGAATGTTTTTCTATCATCTCCAATTCTGAAGTGAACTACTTGGCTTGGGGCGAATCTTATAGCTGTTGTTTGGTTGAGTTCTGTGTCAGTAAGTTCAGATGGAGAGCCTCTTACTATTGCTTGATAATCGGGGCCTTCTTTGGATTGTTGGAATTCAACTACTCTTCCTTTTACTGTTTCGATTCTGTACATAGTTTCAACAGGAAGTGGAAGGCAGCGATAGATTCCTTCTTTTGGATTTTCTGGATTGATGACAATTTCGACAAAGTGGTCTCCAAAAATGCAAAGATTTTTGAACCAAGTCCATCCATGTCTATTGAGGTTGAGCATTTTCCTGTTGAGGAAAAGAAATTCTATTTCTTCCTTGATTTCTGAGTTTTCTGTTGAAACCTTGAATATGTTGCCGTTTTCATCTTTTTGGCAGTTGTGGAGTATTACTGATTCTGTGGCGAAGCATTTGTGTTTTTCTACTGATAGGTCATAAACATCTTGTTCGGATGCGGGATATGCTCCCACAACTCTTCTTGTGTCTCCTAGTCCATGAAGTCTTTTAATTTCCCTGTATGCGAAACCTTCTTTGTGTAGGCGATCTTCAATAGTGTGCCAATCTAGTTCTATTTGTTCTGAAATTTGTCGTGTTGTGAGTCCGCCACCTATCATTCGACAGGCACGATTCACGATTTGATATTCAAGTGATGTTTTACCTGTTTTCCAGTCTTCGATGAATTGTTTTTCGTGCATCCATCCTTTGTTGAATGATAATATTCTTGGGTATTGTGAGTGTTTTAGTTTATTTATATTTGTTTGTGCAGGAACTCTATAGAATGGCATGAGTTCGTCACCAAACTTTAGTTTTCCTGTTTCTGTCCAAGTTCCATTTTTTAGAAGAACACGATGGTCTTCAGTAGCTGTGTATGTTGTGCCATTGTCGAGTGTTATTTTGATTGTTGGTGCCTTTTTGACAATTCTGGGGTCAAAGGCCCAACCTAGGGTGAAGTCTTTTTTTTCAAAGTCGTAGCAGTAAACGAGAAATCTTTCATCTTTCTTGGTTTCGGCAAGTTCTTTGATGGTGATGAATCCGAAAGGTGTGGCTATTTTGGTGTCACCTGAAATGCAAGATTCGTCTGCATAAACTGTCATGGCCATTTCTATTTCTGGCACATTTCTGAGTCTTTCATACTCTTTGTAACGCATGGCACGATTAGACAGGGTAGTTGTGTCTATCATGTCATTGGTTTGTCGATAGCTTGACATACCTCCGCTTACTTGTCCGTTGTTGATATCGGCACCAAGAGCTTCTGGTTGGCTGATTCCAGCGGAAGTGAATTGTCTAGGGTCTTTGCGACTAGACAAAGGGTCTGGTTCAGATGAGTAGCTGAAAAGTTTGAAAAAGTCAGACCAAATTGGCATACTGTTTACCCTTAACTCTAATATGAATAGTTAGATTTGCTGGAGAATTTTCTTTAGGCCACCATGAAAAAAGTTTTGTTTTTATGTACTCATTTGGGATCGGGATCACAAGCATTATATGATGTCTTGAATAAAAACAGTCGTATACAAGGATATAAATCAGAAAATTCTAATGTATATTATACAAATTTTAATTTAATTAATTTATTATCATGCAAGCATAAGTTGAGGGGATCATCAGCGATATACATGGATGAGATAAATTATAATTTTCAAATAAATTATAAAAATTTGTCAAAAAGTTGTAAGTTTGTATTTTATGTAAGAAGTCCTATTGATTCCATAAGTGATATAGTAAGGAATCATGGTTATAAGCCATTTAATGCTTACAGGTATTATTCATTTAGGTTGAGGCGATTGTGTGAGATGTCGAACTTTTTGTCTAATTCTGTTTTATTGACGCATGAGGACTTTGTGCTTGGAAAGGGGCTTGATTTGATTGAAAAGCATTTGGAATTGAAGTTGCCATTGGAATTTAGTTTAGATGAATTGAGTAAGTACAATAAAAAGTCTAATACTGACTTGCTGGCACCTTTTCTTCGGGATCAGGTTTCTGATTGTTATGAGCGATACCTGTATTTTTTGAGAAGTCGATTTCATTATCAGATACGATAATTGAAACAAGTGGAGCTTCTTTGATGAAAAGGTTAATGGCATCTTTTGTTATTTTGAATTCTTTGTAAATTTCCTCTTGTGTTGGTTTGTCTTGGTGTGAGCCGAATTCAATAACAACGGCCATTGATCCATTTCTGTAGAACCAGTCTACTTCTGTTCCTGATATAGGTCTGCTGTATAGTTCGGCGCAGGGTATTTTTTTATAGCCACATATTTCGGCCATTCTTCCTACTATTCTGACATAATCTTTGTCATGTTGTGATAGTCCGTAGTTGTCACCGAATGGTGTTAGAAGAAGTTTTCCAAAAGTGTGTCCAGATATAACGGCTTTTGGTCTAATTTTCCAATAGAAGTCAATAAGTGCTTCAACGCTTGGGCTACTTTTGTGTTGTGGAAATTTGGGGCTTGAGAAGTCACGATTGGGATCAACGCCATCAACAAATCTTGATATAGGATAGCTATCAGGAGAAACAACTGGAATGAAGTAAAGGTCTCTTGAGTTGATGATTTCAGTTATTTCATTATTTTTGTTATATCCATCTAGAAGTGTTCCTATGTATGCCATTGTTATTCCTGCTGCTAAAGGTTCATTTCCATGAATGCAGGAAGTATAAAGAACAGTTGGTTTGTTTTTGATATCTTTTTGGTTAATTCTGATGTAGTATAGGTCTGTTCCGCTTTTTGTTTTTCCGTAAACTCCTACTTCTACAATATCTGGTGCTTCTTCTTTCCACTTTTTTAGATGTTCTATTGTTTGTGGGTAAGAGAGGTGATCTGGTACTTTGTTTGAAATATCATATGTTTTGAGATATTGTTTTTGTTCTACTTTTTTGACAAGAAGTTTTTTGGGTTCTTCTGTTTTTGATTTTATTTTTTGGTTGTAGACAAAAAGGGTTATAGCTGCCAGTATTGCAATTGTTGCTAACTTTATGATATTATTTTTCATAACACTCCTTGTCATAAAAAACCCTTGCAATCTATATATTGCATATGGTTAAATCTTTTTCAGAGTGGTTGATAAAAAGGGAAAATTATGGTGGTATGACAGGGTCGCCATCATTTGCCAGTCCCGGCCCTGATGGATTTGGGTCAAGTGTTCCAGTTACTGCAATTAACACTTATATTTCTGATGAAAAACCACCGACTAATTATCATAAAAAGAGGAAATTAAAGCATAATCGTAAAAGGAAGTGATGTTTTTCCATGCGGGAATAATTGATGGCAAAAATCACTTTGAATTTTTTGAAAGCCATAAGCATGGCCCAATTCAAAAAGATGAAGCCTTTTTTTTGTATAGTATTGTGAAAATGACAAGGCCATCAACTATAGTTGAATTTGGCTTGCAAACAGGAATATCTGCATATAATTTTTGTGTGGCAAAAGACGAAGATTGTTTTTACTTTGGCTTAGATAAAGATTATAATTGTGTTGAAAAAACAAAAATCATATGCAATAAATTTAAAAATACTTTTTTCATATATGACGATTGCTTGAATTTTAATTTGTCTATGATTGAAAATAAAAAAATAGATTTGTTTTTTTTAGACTGTTCTCATGACTTTGAGTTGAACAAAATATGCCTTGATAAAATTACACCAAATCTTTCAAAAAATGGTATAATTATAATTCATGATACAGGTAATTATTCAAAAGAGGGTTTTGAAAAGTCTCCTGAAAAATATAAAAATCAAAATAAAATATTAGGCGATAAAATTAAAAAAATGGGCAGAACACCAGTAATAAAAGCAGAGCAAAATACAGTTAATTGGTTTATGCAAAAACATAAAGACTTTGGCACTATTCATTTTAACACAGAAAAAATTATGCGTAATGGTATGACATTGATGCAAAAAAAATCATATTTAATCTAATTTTTTGCTGGTTGTAGAATGTATTCTTTGTCGTAAATGCCTTGTTGGCTATTTCTGTCTATGATTACTAGATTTGGTATTTGAGGTGCGTATTTGAATGGAATTATGTCATTATCAGCGTAAATTGCTGAAACCCATCCTTCAAATCTTTTGTTAAATTCTGCCATAGTCCAAGTTCTTATTGCGAGTGATCTGTCGGAGTTGTTGAAGTATTTGACTATTCCTTTTTTTTCATCATAGTGTACGAGAACCATTGCGTGGTTTGGAACACAAAACATACAGCCTCTTCTATCTTGAACAACGGATTTTATGATGAGCGATCTGTCTTTTGGGTTTGTTGTTGTTTTGTATTTGACACCTCTTTCTTTCATTTTTCTTGAGAAAGAATATTCATTTGCGAAACTTTTGCATTCTGGATCATCTGTGAGATTGATTAGTTTTGGTTCTTCTGCGTATCTGCCTAGTGCCTCTGTTGATGCCCAAACGCATTGTATTCCTGTTCTGTTGAATACTCTGTCTCTCATTGGTATGGGAACCATAAGTTCAGAAAGGTCTTCATCAACAAATCCGTCATAAGCAACTGTTGGATTTGTATCAACAGCCAAGTAAACAGAAGGAAACTGTCTTATGCTTGGTTTTTGTGGGAAATTTATTTCTGGTGCTTGTTGCGATAATACTTGAAAGTTGATGACCAAGAGTATAAAAGTAGCTAGAATTCTTGTCATAAAACCTCTTGTAATATGGAAATATATAGTGTTTAAAAAACAAAATGAGCCTAGGAAATCCTAGGCTCATTTATAACTTTTTTTAGATTTTAGTTAGTAGTTATCTTCTTCGTCTTCGTCTTCTTCGTCATCGTCCCAATCATCTTCTTCATCTTCATCGTCTGACCATTCATCTTCATCATCTTCATCGTCTGACCATTCATCTTCATCATCTTCATCGTCTGACCATTCGTCTTCTTCCCAAATATCGTCATCGTCATCATCATCGTCGTCATCGTCGTCATCATCATTTTTCCAACCTTCATCTTCATCTTCGTCATCGTCATATGTTTTGGCAGCAAAAACAGTATTTTCCAAAAGTTTTTCAAATAATTGGTCAAGTTCATGACTCATGATCAACTCCTCAGAATATGTGCTAGTATTATAACTATCATAGGAGGAATTTGTGAAAAAAATTATTTTATTTTTGTGTTTTTTTGTTTTTGGGTGTTCTGTGGCACCATTTGTTGTGAGTCCTATTGTTACTGGCGTTATTATGTGGAAGCAAGGAGAGGCCAAAAAATATTACAATGAAGAAATAGATGTGATCTATCGCTCAGTAAAACATTCCTTGGTAGACTTGGAATATAAGATATTGAAAGATGAAAAGGTCAGGGATGGATACTTTATAACATCTGGAGAAAAAGATAAATTTAAGATTAAAATAAGGATGGTCAAAGCTAAAATCACAGAGGTAAGCATTCGCATCAATATGATGGGTGACAAGCCATATGCTGAACTTTTATACAATCATATTGATGCGAACACAAACACAATTTATTTTAATGATAAAGGATTGCCTGTCAAATTAACAGACCTTCCTTGAAATCCTGCTTCCAACTGTTATAGCTGATTTGTTGCATGACTTTATGGAAGTGTAGCATCCTAGTTTTGGTGGTGCTGGAGGACTTGGGTTTTCGCAATCGCAAGACCTTGGTTGGCAGTTTTTATTGTGGCATTTAACACATCCTGCATTGTTTTTTGGTTTCCATGGTTTTTGATATTCTGGTGAACCGGGAATGCAATAATTTGGTTTGTTGCATCCGCAAGATGCTATTTTAGTTCTTAACAGTTTATTTTCAACTAGTTCAAATTGTGATTTATCTGTGTCTCCAAGAAGATTTTTTCTTTGAATTATGTTAAGGCAATTCAAAGCCGAGTCCATTGCTTCAGAGTCAGAGGTTTCAATCGCATCTTGTAGAATAAAGTTTTCATCAAAATAGTAAGATGATTGTGATGCAACTTCTATTTCTGCTGTCATGAGTGGGTTCATGCTTTGTGCAAGAATTCCATGATATTCAGAAAGTTTTATTGTTTTTGTTGTTCCTACTTTAAGAACTTTGATTGATCCATGGTCAGCATATTCAAAGTTTGAATTTAGATTTTTTATAAATTCTGCATAGCTTATTTGATTGAGTATTTTGATTGCTGGATCGAGTATTTTCCATGATACAAAGTTTTTATAAAGAATTGTTTGTAGTTTGCCACCAGTTTTTTTATCATAGGTTAGCATTTCTTGGCAAACAGATTTAAAGAATCTTGGGTTTGCTGGTGCAGCTATTGTGGCATTGATAATGTTCAATGTCATGATGTCTCTGGCCTTAACAAGCGCAGATTTCAAAGTAAGTTTTTCACTTGAAACATAAAAATTTGCTACATCGATAAGAATTTTGTAAAACATTCCTGAAAAAACACGGCTAAAACTATGTGACTCATTGATGAGAATATTGTCAGGGCCATCTTTCGGCAAAGAAGATGGATTGACATATTCAAACTTGATTGATAAGTCACGAAGGCAATCTTTTAGTTCTCCTCCACTTCCTCCTGTTATGTTATAAAGTCCTATTCCCATATCGACTGCAAACTTTGTCAATACATTTGATTTTTTAAGATCATCTGTTTGTTTAAGTGCGACATCTATAATTTGTTGATATTGAAGGTTGTTTAGTACGGCAACAATATCTGCAAATGCTTCATGAAATGCCCAAACTTCATCTGCCATTATGTTCCACAAGTCAGGTCTGATAATATCAAGGAATGCGTGTCCAAATTCATGTGAAACAACAACTCTTGAATCGCAGGCGTATACTGTTTTTTTGCGACTTGCGTCGGGAAAATAAAAAAATCTCAATGCTTTTCTGTCATAGTATGCATTAATGTCACGGCCTGCTCTTGCTTGTAAATTGAGGTTTGTTGTACTTGCCCACTTAGTGATTTTTTTGCTTGTTTTGCTACTCATGTAAACAAGAGCTTCATTAACTATTTGCTTGAGTCCTGCTGCCTGTTGTTGAGATGTTCCGAGAGGATAACCACCTCCAGATTCACCACTTGCAGTCATGGGAAGATAAGTGTTTGTTGGTATTGCTGATTCGATTGTTAGTTCGGGCCTTGTTGCGTCAATTAGATAAGTTTTGTTTAAGTTGGATTGACTTGGCTTTGCTTGTGATTCTACAACTTTTTGATTATTGGGGAAAATAAAGAGAATATTGCGTCTGAACCAATTTTTAATTCCGTTAATCATAATGACTCCTCTAGGTTGGTTGTGACATTGATATATAGTGGTCAGAGGACTCAAACATGAATCGTGAACAGATGATCCGTGAAGCCAGAACTATAGAGGCCATGCGTAAAGGCTATATGGGCATGGAGGGAAAGTTCTCACTAATTGCAAAGAAATTGGGTAATCCTATAATTCATCAAGGCAGTCGTTCATTTGATCAGACTTTTCTTGATGATCCTTATGTTTTGGAAGAAGAAGAAGAAAAAATGCCAACATTAGATGAGGACGATCAAAGTTATGAGATCGGTTCTCACTTTGATGGTTTGAGTCGTGGCATCAATATGTCGATATATCTTTATTTTCATCATCGTGAGATAATAGTTGAATATCATGGATTTAAAGTTTATAAGGAAACAGGAGGAGAATTAGAAGCCTATGTACCTCATGTAAATTGGGAAAATGAGTTAGAGAGAATTTACGAAATAGCGAAGAAAGTTGAAAAGAAGCAAAAGCCACAAGAAAGAAAGAAATTGATAGAAGCTGCGAACAAGAAAAGGCAAGAATTGCTGGATGAATTCCGAAACAAATGGGGCTTAACTTAATGGATGGGGTGTAAAATGAGCGAAGACTTAAAAAACATCATGTTGAGCGGATTCACGATATTTCCAAGTAATGGAAAGTTTGTTCTAAAAAAACAATCTGTGCCAGAAAGTAATTTTTCTATAGATAACAAAGAATTTAATTCATATGAAGATGCAATGGAATTTGCAATAAAAATGCTAAAAGAACCTAGGATTTTTAATTGGTCTGCGATTATAAGATATAATCGTGGATTGGGAATTGAATATAAAAATTTACAACTTTTACAAGCCGAAAGCTATGATATTGCATATGAATTGGCTCAAAAACAAGTTGATGCTTTATTCTTTAGGAAAAAAGTTGTTGTTTCAGAGATAAAAGTAAGAAAAGAAATTTGATTTGAGAAGGATAAATACAAGTGTCAACTCTTTAAAAAAAAGGGGTAATTATGGATGAGATTAAAGTTGAAAAATGGACTCTTGAAGATGGTCGCAGGGCCGAGAAAAGAGTTACTGAACACAAGGATGTGAATGGCGAATGTGAAAAAATCATTGAATTGTTGGTCGAAGATGAAAGACCACTTAAATTGCAACAAAGAGTTGTTGAGAAGTGCAAGCCAATTCTTTATGAAAGAAAATTAGAAACAATAGACCCAAAAACAGGTGCTGTTGTTGAGCAAAAAGTAGAATGTCTTGAGCCAAAAACTCCCATGCAAGTTGTTGAACACATTGGAGTTGCATCATCAAACTTTTCTGATGATGCCAACAAACCAGTAACAAAGCAGGAAATGATTGATGCTATTGTTGCCGCCATAAAGGCAAATCGTGAGTTGTCATTAGCTGCACATTCTGAAAAGAAGTGTGTTAAAGCTCAAGGTTTGGCAGAAGAAATTCAAAAGCTTCATGTTCCACAAAAAGATGGTATGTCCTTGATGGACAAGCTTTTGATTGTTGTTATTGGCGTTCAGGTTATTGGTCTTGGTTATATTCTTTTCTTTATGTGATGTGAGGCAACATGACCAGCGATGGCTGGCGATCACTAATGAATGAGGAATGGGCAGGTTGTGTTTTGCACAATCTGCCTTTTTTGTTTCATAAACAAGAAAAGAAATTAAATATAAGTTTGAGTGGAAAAAGCGATTCTGCTTCTAATTGGAATTACTTTGACTTTCAGGAAAAAATGTCAAGGGTGAAGAATATCAGAAGCACTTAGAACATATGGCACTTCAGTAATAGTGATGGGTGTTGTCAATACTCCAGAGTATGTATAAAGTGTTTTCTTTCCTAGCATACCAGCAGTTGCTCCTGTTGCGTATGTGATTTGTTTTGTGATTCTTCCCGATCCATCAAGAGTATTGATGATAAATGTGAATGATTCACATCTTCCTTTGAGATGATCGTAGTCTGTGAGAAGAGAACTGTAATCAACTCCAAGATCAGATAGAATATCATATTCTTTTTGAGTGAAAAATTCAGCAAATGTTCCAGATGTTGTTACATTGACAGGTATTGTAAATGTGTTGAGTCCAGTTACAGTTACTACTCTTGCCCCATTAAGAGTTGGTGTGCTGTTGCTATTTGCTATGTAAATGGTATCTCCATTTGAAAGACCATGTGAATTACAAGTGCAAACTGTTGGATTTGCAGCGGTATTTGCAGTTATAACTTTACCGAGCCTGATAAGTGTGTTGTTTGCAGTATCAGTTGCAAACCTATTTTCAATAGTATCTTTGTCAAAGTAGGAAGGGATATCACCGACCCCAATTTTCTTATTGAATTTAAGTGAAAGTTCTGCGCTACTATTTGAAAAGTAAGTCCTAAAAGACGATGCTGGTCTTTTTTGTTTAATGCCAATTTGATTAGTATTGTAAATACTAGCTGTATACCAGTCAGCAAAATTAGAATTTGAATTTAAAGTTGACACAATTTCATGAGCAGTTGTTGCTGAAGGTATGGCTCCTGCTATGTTTACGGAAAAAGTAGACCAATTTTTATATGCAGGATCAAATGCATAGTTCAAGGTCAAAACATTATTTGTGGAAAGGTCATATGGGCCTGAATTCCAGCAAATGAAGAACTCGCCCATATTCTTGTTGGCTGGAACCTTAAAAGTAAGCTTGTAGCTTGATGAGTCTCCTACTGTGTAATATCCAAAGTAATCATGGAAAGGGTTCAAATAAAAGGACATTTCTGTTTCCCCTACTTAAAAAAAAAGACACTACTGTATTTAGTAGTGTCTAGAGACATTTAATTAAAATTAAGTCAAATTCCGCTTTCAATAAGGTCTAGAAGTGGCTTTCTAACAAGGGTTGACTTTGTTGTTCTGTTATTTCTAAGTGGATTGCTATTCCTAAGATTGCTTGTCTTGGCAATCTTTGATCGCATAAATGTCTTAACAGGAGCATACTTTGCTGGTCTGACCTTGCTTCCTTCACGAAGTTCATAGCCAGTAATTGAATCCTTATCTTGTGTTGTGACAAGAATGGTTCTGCGAACAGGATGGCTATGATTGCCTTTGTACCAGAAACGAGCAACTGGAAGTGTTGGAACAATATTATATTTCATTGTTTTCCCTCTATGTTTGACAATGAATTATAAGATTTGTAAAAAATATAGTCAAGTCATAGGCCACGAAGAATTTGTCTGAAGTGGTCAACATCTTCCCTGCTATGTTCTACTTGTTTTTCCAAGAATATTTCAAGCCATTGTCCATCGACTCCACCTAAGTCTTGTGCCTGCTTAATTCTTTCCACATAATTTTTTACAACTTGTGATTCAATTTCAAGGGCGTATTGAATAATTTCCTTTGGTTCTGAAAATTTGAAAAAATCATTGGATTCTTCTGTTGGGCTACCTCCCAATCCAATGATAACATCAGAAAATTCGGTAATATGTTTCATTTCGCTAGAGGCGTGTGCTAGTAGAAGTTCTTTATATTCGTGACAATGAAGGCCGACCACTTGGCTTGCATGAAAAAGGTAAAATCTTAGGTGCATCCATTCATTGTTTAAGTCTTCGTTTAGAAGATTAATCATTTCATTTTTAGTCATGGCTTTTCCTCAAAGAGTGTGTCTTTTTGTCCGTGGTCATGATCCAAGTTCATTTCCTTAAATGAACTTAAATTAAACTCAACCTTTTCAACTGCGTTGCACACATTCCACGCAAGTTCAAAGCCGTACTTGGATATTTTTTCAAGACCATCATAATTGATCCTGTCAGAAGTATCTTTTGGTGTGTGGTAATATTCATGCAATCCAGTATGCAAGAAGGCCACAGGTACTTTCTTATTATAGAAAGGAGCATGGTCACTTCCACCTGAACCTCTCAAAGTTATATTTTTTGCAAAAGAATACTTTTCACTTAATTGTTTGATTATAAAAGCTATGTCAGGAGAACTTGTTCCATCGCTCATGGCAAGAGTTTTTGTTTTTCCAAGATAACCAATCATGTCCATATTGAGCATGAAAATATGTTTATTGATATCAGGATTTCCTTTTGGAAACTTCGGATTATTGACATAATGCAAACTACCTTTAAGTCCCATTTCTTCTGCCGAAAAAGCCATGAAAACAATAGTTCTTTTGTTTTGTCCTTTGAGGACTGTAAAGGCTTCTGCTATTTCCAACAAGGCAACAGAGCCACTTGCATTGTCATCCGCTCCATTATGGATTCTTCCACCTCCAAATCTGCTGTAGGTGGGGCCATATCCAATGTGATCCATATGAGCGCCAACAACAATAACTTCATCTTTTAGAGCAGGATCATTGCCTTCAATCCATGCGTATATGTTGTTTGTGAAATCATCTCCTATTTCATTTTTTGGGCCGGGATTAATTCTTTTTATGTTAAATTTATCATATTCGGTTTGAAGGCCATAGCTTTCAAACTTCTTTTTAAGGTATTCTGCTGCTAGTTTATTGCCTTTTTTTCCAGACATCCTTCCTTCTAACTGATTTGATGCAAGGTATTCAAGGTTTTCCCTCAAATCAATTCTGTCAATTTTCGAGAGAGCATCGGTTACAGTAAGTTTTGGAACTTCAGGCTTGGATTCTGGTTTTTTTTCCAACTTTTCTTCAAAAGGACTTTCAGGATGTTTTTCAATATCAGAAATTTTTGATTTTGATGATAATAATATAACAATTATGATTCCAAGAGTTAGTATCAATATGTGTAGCTTTTTCATGATCGCCTCTTTTTGCTGATAATCCAAACTATATATTATTATGCTAGTTTGGTTTACATAAAACTAATATTCGGAACTAAATGGAAGAAAACACTTACTTTAAAAATGAAAAAGAATCCATATGGAGAGGTAAATTCAAGACCTTGGAGGACTTCTATCGCTCTGGTGGTTTAATTGATTCTGATAGCAATAGGTTGCAGTACGATCCCAAGTATTACAGTTTTGACAAATATGAGTTGCAGATTGATCCTGATGAACCTATGGAAAACATAGAAAAGTATGATGTTGCTCGTCGTAAAAAGGAAATGATCAAGTGTTCAAACAGTTTTGCATACTTTTGTCACAAGTATGTTAAAATTTTGCATCCTATGCGTGGCTTGATACCTTTTGTTTTGTTTAAATATCAAAGAAAAACAATTGATGATTATGAAAATCATCGTTTCAATATTATTTCCAAGTTTCGTCAGGGCGGTTTGACAACTGTGACTTTGCTTTGGGGTTTGTGGAGATGTATGTTTCAGCTTGATCAGCAGATCATGTTAATTTCCAAAACAGATCGTGAAGCTACTGACATAGGCATGATGGCAGATCGTGCTTGTGAAAACCTTCCTGAATGGTTGAAGCCAAAAAAGGATGGAAAGTGGAATGACCACCTAAAGCAATTTACTGATACTGGTTCTGCACTAAAGTTTTATTCTCCAGAAGCTGCCCGTGGTAAGTCAGTCACATTTCTAATTGTTGACGAATGTGCGTTCATTGATGACATGGAGAAGCATTGGAAGGCTATGTGGCCCATTCTATCAACAGGTGGTTCATGCACATTGATTTCGACTGTAAATGGTCTTGGGAACTGGTATGAGCAGACTTATCGTGAAGCTAAGGATGGAACAAATAAGTTTCATGTTATAGACTTAGATTATTGGGAACATCCTGATTACAATGATGAAAATTGGGTTGCAGAGCAAAAAGCTCAGTTGGGGGAAAAGGGTTTTCGTCAGGAAGTTTTGCGTGAGTTTCAGGGTTCTGGCGAAACATATTTTAGTGCCAAAATAATTACAAGCCTAACAGAGCAAACTAGAAGTAATTATCCAAGCAGAAAGTTATTCCCAAAGTGGGCAAATTCAGTTGGAAGAATTGCTCAAATTGAGGGAGACCAAAACAAAGGTGCTATGTGGATTTGGAAAGAGCCTGTTGAAGGACACGAATACATTCTTGCTGCTGACTGTGCAGAAGGACAAGGCGAAAACAATGACAGTAGCGTTTTTCAAATTATTGATACATCAACTCTTGAGCAAGTAGTGGAATTTTATTCAAATATAATTATTCCTCACGAATATGCACAAGTAATTAATGAGGTCGCTACATTTTACAATAATGCTTTGGTTGTTGTTGAGAATATGGGGCCGGGAGGAGCGGTTTTAAGCGCACTTCAGCATACATTATTTTATGATAATTTGTACTATGAAAACACTAAGTCTGCCAATGCCAAGCCCGGCATTAAAATGAGCCAAACCAACAGACCTTTATACTTGGAAGCATTACAAAACAGGTTGACTAATCAAACTGTGAGAATAAACAGCATGAGATTTGTATGTGAGCTACAAACATTTGAATACAACAAAGTTACCAGAAAGGCACAAGCTCAAAAAGGAAAACATGATGATGCAATAATGTCTATGTGCATAGCACTATACACTAGAGACAGTCTTCTTCGTGACTTACCCATGGGAGCAGAGAGGCCCAAAGAGTCAGTACAAGTTATAAAAAATCAAGTATACGAGGACATCAAAAAACAGTTGTTAGAAGGCAGTCCAGAGGATTTGTTAGCAGACGAAGAAATTGATCTTCTTGCTCCTGAAACGGAAAACTATCAAGGTGGGTATACTTATATTCCAGAAAGAAAGTACGATAGATTACTTAGAGAGTTTGGATTTTAATTATGTTTACAAAATACAAACAATACATTGAGCAAAAGATTGGATGTAGGCCAAAAATTGAAATTTCAATTGATGATTACAAACAAAAACTTATTTCTCAAGTTTCTGGTTTGGTTTTAAAAAGTTCTGCGAGTAATTCTTGTTTGAAAGAATCACTTAACTGTTCGGAATTAAAGTATAAACTTGAAAACTTGAATTATCCTTACATTGAATCATTTATTCTTTCTTTGCAAGGTGGTAATTTGCAAAATATGCATGAACAAATGAACAAAGTAGAAAGATGGTTATATTACAATTGTGATGATGACTCTGTTTTCAAAATGATAGAATCATATGTTTGTTCTTATCAGTCAAACATAAACAGAAAAAGTTTGTTTCCAGAAGATGTTGATCAAATTGTTGAATCATTGTCAACAAAAACAAAGGATGTTTTAAGTGAAATGGCATCAAATATAGAAAGAATAGCATTGCAGATTGGCTGGAATAATCACCCTATTTTTATAAGTTCAATATATGATGGTGATCGTGTTTCTAATGTTGCCAATGTGTTTATAGGCGAAAATTATCATATGTGTTTTGATTACAAAAAAATAGATACTGGTTTTGTAGTTGAAAATGTTGTTTTTAGCGAAATGCCAAGTGCCATGAGGTCTCAAATTGACGCTTTGCTTCAAAGAATCAAAGAAAGTCCCAAAATCAAGAAAATGGTAACTTTGTACATGAGCAAGCCCCAATCAGAAAGAAATTTGTTTGAGAGAAAGAAAAGAGAAATCGCTCTTGGCATGAAAACAACTTTGCCCAAAAACACAGTCCTGATGAATATGCCCATAGATGAAAACAATGACATATGGAAAGTAAGAATGAGAGAAGAAAAACTGTCAAGAATACTTCAAGAAGGCGATTTTGAACAGTATCAGATTATGGATGAAGTTGATTTGATTTGGATTAGTAAGGTGAAAAACAATGAAAAATAACACAAATTCAACTAAAAGTTTTTTGCGACAGGCTTTGATGAACGCACCTGATGACTTTTCTTTGCAAGAAGTCAAGGTTCTAATTGTAAAGGCCATGGACATTATTGAGGAAGTTGAAAAGAAAAGAGAAAAAAGAGAAGATAAATATCAAAAAAGAAAAACAAGCAACTTAGAAAATTTGACATATAACAATCTTGTTGCAATTGAAAGGGAAATCAAGCAAGAAAAAGATAGGTTGGAAGAAATTGTCTCCAAGAAAAAATCAAATAAAAATTCATCAGACTTTGATAATGAAGAGAACCAGAATGTATTTGGATAAGTCATATATTCTGGCAGAAATAAAAGATAATATTGCAGACGAGATAGTGTCATGGTCATATGACAATATAGAGTCTGAATACATTTATAATGATTCGTGCTACGGAATTGTTCATGATGTTCATGTTACTATTTTAAGTGATATTATTGACAAAAAAATAAATAACATTCAAATGGCAATCGAATCCGAAACCAAATTTGAGTGCATATTTGGCGAAATGAGATTGTTTTTGACAAATAGCAAGTTTGATGTTTTGTATGTTCCAGTTGTAAATGAAGAAATATATAAAGTGAATAAAAATTTATCAAATTGTATTGAACACAATAAATTTTATTCTGAGTATATTCCTCATGTTACATTATGTTACTTGCAAAAAGGTTATGGACAAAAGTTTCTGAAAAATAATTATTTTAATGAAAAGGGATTTTTTGTAAATGAATTAATTTATTCTACACCGAATAATAAATCTACTTTTAGATTGGGGATAAAATGAACAAAGATTGGCGTGGCATTCTTAAAATAAATACCTTGAGTCAAATAAGGAACGGAAAAGTAATTTACTCTGAGAACAACATACTGAATGTTCTTCACCAATTGGGAGAATCATTTTTGTTAAGTGTTTGTTTTTCAAATGATGGTAGTTTACTGCCATCCAACTATTACTTTGGTCTTGATAATAGAAGCACAGTTAACATCAATGATACAATTTCATCTTTGTATGAGGAGCCTACTTCTGGCGGTTACATAAGGCAACCTGTTAGTTCAAATACTGGATTTACAATTTCATCTGTTAGCGGTATTTTCAGAGCAACTAGTCCAACATTAGTTTTTACTGCAACAGGAGCGGGATTTGGGCCTGTTAAAAACTTGTTTATGACAACATCAAATGACAATACAGGCTATTTAATATCATCTGCTCCATTGAGCAATAATGTCACTCTTGCTTCTGGAGACACTTTGAATCTGACAATGTCTTTGCAACTGCATGATTGTCCTTAATTCAAGGTATCATTCAAAGTTTCTATTGGCTTTATTTCAAAGAAATGAACTAAATGATTCATTGATTCATTGACTTGCAGTTTTTGCAAAATTTTAAATTCACAATTTGAGTATCCTCCGTCTTTTGGCTCAAGCAAACACTCGCTTGTTCCTATTTTCTTTTGCATGACTTTTTTTGTTTGTTGATTTGCAAGTTCTTCTTCTGCAATTAAAGATGGCAAATATACATCAAAGCCTTCTTCTGTTTGCTTTACATTCGCACCTGTTCTTGGATTTTTAATTATATATTTACAAAAATATTCTTGTGCAGGTTCTGTTGTATTTCCTTTTTCAAACCAAACTGGGATGCAAACTCCTATTGCATTTACATCCTTGCCTTCATTTAGTTTATATCTTTCTTCTTTTGTTAAATATAAATGATGTGAAATAGTCAATGTTGCCATGTTTGCCTCCTAATCCTCTATATATTTTAAGCTCATATATGTGGAGTAACAATGATTAAAAGAATGTTTTATGCATTATTGTCTCTTTTAATTGTAATCAATCCAATTAATTCATCCCAAGATGTCCCCAAATTTAAGTATATTGATCCTTTTGACAATATGCCAATATTGGAGCCTGATCATTTTGGAAATGATAATCCTGTTCCCATCGAAAAGAGAGGACTAGAATATAGAAAATATCTTGCACCTTCTGTGAAAATACTAGTTCCTATGGCATCTGGTTCTGGAACAATTATACATCATGATAAAAACAAAAATATAGCTTATGTTGCAACTTGTGGTCACTTATGGACAGAAGGCATCATGGGAGTAGAAGAAGGCAAAAAAAGAAATATCAAATGCAAAATTATTGTCTGGTATCATAATGACAGAAAACTAGATTCTCCTAAATCATATGACGCAAATCTTATATTTTATAGTCATTTGGAAGGACAAGATACTGGACTTGTGACATTTGTGCCTGATTGGGAACCCAATGTTTTTCCAATAGGGCCAAAAGAATATAAATACAACAAAGGTCAATTTGCTCATTCTGTTGGATGTGATAGGGGAACAGAAGTGGCTCATTATGATGTGGAGATGATTGGAATTGAAGGAGATAATTTAATTACAAAAAGAAATTCTCCTAGGCCGGGGAGAAGCGGTGGTGGACTTATGGATGATAATGGATTTTACATAGGAACTTGTTGGGCAACTCAGTATCCTGATGGTACAGGTAAAGGTTTTTTTACTCCTCTCTTCATCATTCATAAATTTTGGTCTAAGCAAAAAGGATATGAATTTTTGTTAGAACAAAAAGATGTAATTGGAACAGCTAAAGAAATTAAAATCAAAGATAGAACAAATTCCAATGAGGCATTTAAGCCCGATTATATTTTGTTGCCCTAAGTTGTTCTAAAAGCTGGACAAACCTTTCTCCAGTCACATCTTCTGCAATGATCGCCAACTCTTCCATAAGTATCATCTGGACTTGTTCCTATAATGTGCTTATAGGTATTATGCAATTCTTCTTCTGCGCTCATAATTGATTCTTCAGTAAATCGAGTTGATATCAATTCTCCTATTCCACCATCAATGTAATATAAAGCAGCCCTGATGTTTTCGGCTTTTGCTCCAAAGTGTTTGTTGACAACTCTTGCATAACAACGAAGTTGTAAATCTTTGCCAATATTTCCAGAGTTTTTGCGCCATTTGCCTTTTTTTGTTGTTTTGTAATCAAGTATGAAATACTTATCATCACGAATAATAAGTCTGTCTATAACGCCAGTAATCATATGATTATCAGGAGGTTGCATATCATACTTGAAAAGCCATTCAAGATGGCCATCAAAACCAATTTTGTCGCTTATGTATTTGATGTTCCTGATATGATCTGGAAGTTTTTTCTTATATTCTGCGTCAAGAATAAAAGGAGGTTTGCCTTCTTCTACAACAATTTCACCCTTGAGGCATTGGGATGCTATTTCTTCTATTGGTTTTTGACCTTGTTCTTGAACATAGATTTCTGCTATTTTGTGAATAAGTTTACCATATCCGAAGTATGGTTGAACTGGTTCATTAGAAACAAGTTTTAGGTGGTAGCGGTATTTATATGACAGTTGACATAAGTCCCATGTTTGCTTCCGTGAGACAGAAATGTGTTCGCAAATCAGTTTGTCTTTTTCCATAATAATCTATTTTAGAATAAAAACACTCAAAAGGAAACTAAGAAATGGGAGTATCATTCAAACATTTTGAGAAATGGGCCAAAGATAGGTTTGGCGATGAAAATGTATTGGTAAGACCTCCTGAAATTCGTATCAACTCTATTTTTGAAAAAGATGATGATGGACACCATCTTTGGTGTAATCCAGATGGAGGCAAGTATAAACGCAAATATGGTTCATATAATTGCTTCAAAACACTTAGCAAAGGTAGTTTGGTTAAACTGGTAATGTTAGTTGATTCTTGTGACAGAGAAACTGCTCTTTTGCGCTTAAATGGAATGACAACAGTAAGAGAGATTGAAAAACAGTTAGATCAAATGTTTTCGGCAGAAGAAGGTCTACAAGAACTTATTGACAGTCAATACAAAAAAGAAAGTGGTTTAAAAATACCAAATGGTTGTTATTTGATTTCTAGTTTGGGATTGAATAATAAATGGAGAATAAAAGCAGAGCAATATTTGAGTGGCAGAAAGATACCAATTGATGGTTTGTATATTGGTACTGATGATCGTTATAAAAACAGAATACTTATTCCATATTATGATAAAAACATGAATTTAATTTATTATAATGGTCGTGCCATTCATGAATCAAAGTGCAAATATCTTGGCCCTTCTAAAGAATTGGGTGTTGGAAAAGAAGATGTCATTTTTATGGCAGGAGCATGGCCAGAAGAAAATTGTTTAGTTTATATTTGTGAAGGTGAATTCAACGCTCTTAGTCTCAAACAAGCAGAATTAAATGCTTGTGCTTGTGGTGGAAAAAATATGGGAGAAAAACAAGCACTTCTTTTAAGTCCATATAGAGTTGTGCTTTGTTTGGACAGAGATAAAGCTGGCAAGTCTGGAACACTCAAAATGAGTTCAATTATTTCTGCAATAGAAACCGCTAAAAATACAACCGAAAAGATTCTTTATGTTATACCGCCAAGAGGATATAATGACTGGAATGAATTTTTAGTCAAAAACAATCCTGCTATGTTGCATCACTATATTACAAAAAACCAAAGACCACTTGACTACTCTGGGCCAAGTGGTACTGTTGGAGACTTTTTTGCATTTAGCGATATTTGGCGATAAGCCATTCCGAGAAAGTTGGAAAGCCATTCATATTTTCGTGTTTTTTCTTTTTTTTCTTTTTCTTGGGTTCTTCTATATGTGATTCATAGCCTTTATTTTTCATGCTCCAAGCCAATGCCCAAGGATTGTCAATATCCTTATGCTTTTTCATAGCTTTTACAGTACCTTCCCAACCAGCGGGAGCTACTTCATTACGCATATAACCATCATTTTTCAATTCTCTTCTTTCACGATCCTTGCGTCTTTTGTCTCTTTTGTCTTTGTGAACGCCTTGGCCACTAAACCTAGGCAAAGCTCCTCTTGAAATTTTTGTTTGATCTACTTGTCCGTGTATTTCCTGATCGTCATCTTTTGGAGACTGGTTTTGTTTAATTTGTTTCATGGTCACTTCCTTAATTATTTAGGGCTACTATAATTATTTTATGGATAAATTTTACGAACAAATACAAATCACAGACAAATTGACTATTGATTCTTTGGACAAAATAATCAATACAATCAACTATGACACTAGCAAGGTTATCAATCAACTATACAAACCAGAAACAACAAAAGAATATGCTCTTTCAAGAGTTTCTCTTCAGGCTTTGGATGAAATCAGAACTAAAGATAGAGAAGTTGCAACATTGGATTGCAATCTTTTAAAGTTTGATAATATAAACTTTGAATTTTTGAATAAAGTTATTGCACAACATATCAGAGATAAAAAAGTTACTGCCATGGGAATTAGTGGCAGGATTTGGTATCCAGTAAATGGTTTTATGGGATGGCATACTAACAGTAATAGTGAGGGTTTAAGGCTGTATTGCAGCTATGCTAGAGAAGCAAATAAGTCCTTTTTTAGATATTGTGATCCTGAAACAAATGAAATTATAACATCATGGGATGATAGTGGTTGGAATTTTAGAATTTTCAAGATTAGCAAGAAGCATTTATGGCATAGTGTTTATTCAGACACAGATCGTTTTAGCATAGGATACACATTGAAATTATGAAAATTACATCAATAAAAAAAATGCAAGAAACATTTGTTGGTAAAGTATGCACAGTTCTGACTGTTGGAGTTGGAAAAAACAACTTTCAAGATCAACAATTCGCAGACTTTTTTACTGGAATAGTTGATTCAATAGATGAGGATGGAATTTTTACAAGACATAGTTTGACTGGATGTAAAAACTTTTATGCTATGAACCATATTGTTGGAATAATGGAAGAGCAAGTCATATGCGAAGACAATCCTGAATATCAAAATATTGTCAATGAAGTTAAAAATGCTCCTGAACAAAAAAAACCTATGGTATTAGGTGTTGACCCAAAAGCATCACCCTATATTGATCCAGTTTTACTGGCACAATTGTCAAAACAAGCACAAGACTTCAATAAAAAAATGGTTGGTAAAAATCATTCATCATAAAGTTTATGAATAATTTTGCCTAGTAAATTTGCCATATCCCTGAAATTTTCAATTCCCGAATATTCTTCAGTATATTTTTCTCTAAATCTTTCTGGAATATTTTCTATTGATGTTTTTGTTAAATTATTGATCATTTCACGAAACTGAGGAAAACTTTCCGGTAAACCATCATAAGCATTTTTTATATTATCTGTCAATAATTCATGGGCTTCTAAATATCCAATTAATTTTTTTGCAGTTTTAATATCTTTTTCAGATGAATTTTTAACTTCTTGTGGCTGTAAATCTGGTTTTCTTGTCTCTGAATCTGGTTTTCTTGTCTCTGAATCTGGTTTTCTTGTCTCTGAATCTGGTTTTCTTGTCTCTGAAGGAGTAATACTTGGACTTGGCGATTTCTTTTTCTTCTCATGAAAACTTCTAATTCTACTATCCAAATCATCTTTTGACTGAATTGGATTATTTTGCAACTCGACCCTTCCTTGATCTAACAAATAATCGAAAGAACTTTTATTTTTGTTTTTTTGATTTGGCAAAATTCTTTTTAAAATATCTCTTCTTGGATCGCCTATTCGTAATATTTGTGGATAAGCAACACCATGAAGTGCTGCCATTGAACCAGTTCTAAGATTTCTCGGAGATATACCACCACCATATTTATTCCAAGCATCCTTTTCATCATCAGACAAGTCATCCCATTTTTTATCTTCAGTAGGAGGTGTTGTATAACTAAATTCTTTTGGTCTGATATTTGTTGATTTTTTTTCTGGGAGCGTTTCAGGTTCTTCTGAAGGTTCTACTTTAGGTTCTTCTTTTGCAATAGGAGGTGTTTCTGTTTTAATCTCTGGTTTTGCAGAACCGCATATTTTGGCTTTATCCTCAGGAGAAAGGCTATAACAAAGTTCTGGCATTTTGAACTTTTCTGTATGTTGAATAAGTATTTTTTTTAGATTTGATTTTAGTTCTTCAGCATGTCTATTTATTATTTGAAACAATCTTAAATTTGATTGATTATCTTCATTTAAATTGCATTCAAGATGATCGAACATTTCCCTAAGAATTTTATAGTCCTTGAGCGTAAAGTTCATTTCATTTTTGGAGGGCATTAAATAGGGTTTTACTGTTGTTTTTTCAGGTGACTCATCTTTGTCTGATGGCATGAGATTTGGCTTATTGCTTTTTTTCTGAGAATATTCTTCTTGTTGACCTAAGCCATAACCATATTTGTTGATAAAATAATATGGATTCCTAGGATCATTGTGGCCATACCAAACATTTGAAAGAAAATTTTTGAATCTGTCCCACAATCCTCTATTGCTGGTAACAGTACCTGTCATAATTTCTTTTTGTAATGATGCAATCCAATCATCAACAGTTTTGTCAACCAAACTTGTAATTTGGTTTTTCATGTTGGAATCAACATTTTCAATTAATGTCGCTTTATATCTTATAAGCATACATTATATATTATCTTATCAAGATTGTTCGCTGATATATTCGCCAATTTTTTTCAATGACATAAGACAAGAATCAAATCTATGGAAATCACTACTAATGTATTCTAATGCAATATCATCAAACTTATCTGCTGCTCCTTCTTCAACTTCAAAGTAAATTGCCTTTCCTCTTTTCCCAACTACTTTGTATTTGTGCATAAGAATATAAGCTGCTGCTCCCAAATCAGTTACAAACCTGTAAAGTGATGGATTAAAATTGTACTCGCCAATTTTCTTGAGGCTCATAATGCAAGCATCGAAACGATGAAATTCGCTTGATAGATAGTCTAGTGTTAATTGGTCAAATTGATTTTCATTATGTTTGGGATCAAGAACAAAGTAGATGTCCTTGCCTCTTCTTCCGATAACTTTCAAATCATGCATGAGCAAATAAGCGGCAGCGCCCAAATCGCTAACACACTTTTGATTGTACTTCATTCTATGCCTTTCATTCTTTTTACTTTGATGTTTCCGCTGCTATGAGACATCCTCTTGCAACGCTGTAAAGAGGATCGGATGGCTTGAAGATATTGCCAACTTTGATTGGCAATTCAACCTTGCCAATAGTGTCCTTGAATAATTCTGTAAATCCATTTGGAGAACTGGTTCCACCAGCTATCACGACATCAATTTCACCATCAGTTCTTACTGTTTTATTGAAATCGCTGAATCCTTTTTTCAAACCATTCACAGTATGTTCAATCATAAGTTGATATTGAGTGTGAATAGCTCTTTCCACAAGATTGGTTGCAGGCTTTGCCAAATTAATTTTTGTTTTTTCTTTGTTAATGAAACTAATGCTTTCACCAGTTGCTTTTGCCGCTTGTCTATCAATCCAGTCTCCTGAATTGACAATAGCAAATGTGAATACAGGAGAACCATACATTGCATAACAAATGTTTACCATTCCCGCACCGCAATTATGAATAGTAAGTTGTGGCCCACTAAAACTATGATCTTCTTCTACTTGTAAATCATAAACAATTCCTTGATACTCATCATGTTCAATTTTTT